AAAACAATAAGTTATTTGATTATTTGATAAAATAATTGATAAAATAATGCTGGGTAGCCATGAATTGTGCTATTGCGAGCTTGCACCATGGCAAAGACTACCCCACATAATCTCACGCCGAAGCAGAAAGCATTCTGCCGGGAGTACCTGGTCGATCTGAATGCGACTCGGGCCGCGATACGTGCGGGGTACAGCGCAAAGACCGCCGAGCAGCAAGGTTTTCAGCTGCTTAAGAAAGCTTCAGTCTCCGCAAGGATTGGCGTGCTGCAAGGAAAGCGCGCTGAAAAAGTTGAAATCACGGCCGAACGGGTGCTCGCTGAGTATGCGAAGCTGGCGTTCACCGATCTTCCCGGGATCGTCAGGTTCAACGGGCACAGCATGAGTGTCGAGGACTTCGATATTCTCACCACAGCACAGCGAGCCTGTATCAAAAAATTCAAAGTCAAGGCCGAGACGAAGATGATCGCCGGCAAACCGACGCCGGTCGACGTGGTTGAGGTTGAGTTGCACAGCAAGCAGGCTGCGCTCGATAGCATCGCAAAGCATCTCGGAATGTTCACCGAGAAAATCGAAGTATCTGGCGAGATCGGGCTTGTAAACCGCATCATGGAGGGTCGCGGCCGTGGCGCTCAGTAAGGCTGACATTATGCTGGCCGAGGATATGGGCCGCTTCTTTGATGATCCGCTCGGGTACGTCATGTATGCCTTCGAGTGGGACAATGACCCATCACTACAGGTGGTCGAGATGCCTGAGCCTTGGGCATCAAGGTATCGGTGTAAGTATGGGCCTGACGCCTGGGCCTGCGAGCTGCTTGATGAGATCGGTCGGCAGGTGCAGGACAGGGGCTTCGACGGAAAAACCGCTGTTGATGCGCAGCGTCACGCTATCGCTTCCGGCCACGGCATAGGAAAATCGACGATCACCGCGTGGCTGATTCTCTGGATCATGTCCACCAGGCCGAACAGTAAGGGCGTCGTAACAGCCAACACGAGCGACCAGCTCGGCACAAAGACCTGGTCTGAGCTTGGCAAGTGGCATAAGAGGTGCATCACTGGCCATTGGTTCAACTTCAGTAGCGGCAAGGGATCCATGAAGCTCACCAGCACGGACTATCCTGAGTCCTGGCGCTGCGATGCCCAGACATGCCGGGAGGAGAACTCAGAGAGTTTCGCCGGGCTTCATGCCGCAACGGCCTCACCGTTCTACATTTTCGACGAGTCATCTGCCGTGCCTGACGCGATCTGGGAAGTTGCCGAGGGCGGACTGACTGACGGAGAGCCATTCTTTTTCGCTTTTGGCAACCCGACGAGGAGTACCGGTCGTTTCAGTGAGTGCTTTGGAAGGTTCCGGCACCGCTGGACAACCAGGCAGATCGACAGTCGATCCGTTCAGATCACCAACAAGAAGCTCATCGAAGAGTGGGTCCGCGACTATGGCGAGGACTCCGACTTCGTGCGTGTCCGTGTACGGGGCATCTTCCCGAACGCTTCCAGCCTCCAGTTTATCCCGCGAGAGCTTGTCGATTCCGCAATGTCTCGTCGCGCACCAGAGCTCAAGCTCAAGGGCCGCGTTGCCGTTGTCGGCGTCGATGTTGCCCGTTTCGGCGATGACCAGAGCGTTATCCGCACCCGGCTCGGCAGGGACGCTGCCTCGATCCCGACAAAGAGGTTCAGGGAGGTCGATACCATGCAGCTCGCCTCTCATGTCGCCTCTCATGTCAACGGGCTGCGTGAGACCGGCTATCGCGTCACCGTGTTTGTCGATGGCGGTGGTGTCGGCGGTGGCGTCGTCGACCGACTGCGTCAGCTCAATGTCGATGTGATCGAGGTGCAGTTCGGCGGCAAAGCCAACAACCCGCGCAAGTACGCAAATAAACGGGCTGAAATGTGGGGGGAGATGCGGGAGTGGCTGCAGACCGGATGCCTGGATCGTGATGAGGCACTGGCAACCGACCTGACGGCTGTGGAATACGGATTCCGTCCCGACGACAGCATTCTGCTCGAGAGCAAGGAGTCGATGAAGAAACGCGGTCTGGCATCACCTGACGACGGCGATGCCTTGGCACTGACCTTCGCGCAGCACGTTGACGAGTACATCCCGCAGGAGGCTGAACATCATCACAGCCGCCGTCGCGACTACAACCCACTGGAGTGCGTATGAGCATCGAGATCCGCAGCGTGACCATCTCCGATATCGAGCGTGACCAGCAGTGGCTTGACCTTGTCGATGAGTACGGATCAGAGGTCCAGCATGCAGGGATGCCGAGCCATGACCCGCAGATGGAGACGTACGGCAGTCTCGAGCAGCTCGGCGTGCTGCATCCGTTCTGTGCTTACGACGGCGACCGGATGATCGGATTCATGTTCCTGCTCTTCTCGGTCTTGCCGCACTACGGCGTGCTGATGATGTCGATAGAGTCCTGGTACGTCAGTGAGGCCGCCAGATCGACCGGCGCAGGGATCAAGATGCTTGGCTTTGCCGAGGATTTCGCAATGGGACGCGGAGCGCACGGCGTGATTATCAGCGCTCCGATTGGGGGTGCGCTCGAGCGCGTTGCTCCTCGTCGAGGATACAGTCAGACCAGCGCGGTCTACGTCAAGAGGGTGTCATGAGCAGCCTGGTCGAGCAGTCAGGGATCCGAGCGATGAGCGCGGAATCAGTCGGCCTGGTCCGCAAGATCGAGGATGCGCTCCTACAGCTCGAGCAGCCAGCAATCGGGACAGAGCACTTGATCCACGGAGGTATGTACGCGAGGACCATCGTGGCCACAGCCGGCACGGTGATGACCGGGGCGATGATCCAGGTGCCGACGATCCTGGTGATCAGCGGCGATGTGAGCGTGCTCATCGACGGCGGGGCAATCGACCTTGTCGGGTTCCACGTCCTGCCGGGTAGCGCAGGCCGTAAGCAGGCGATCTATGCTCGAGAGGATACCCATGTAACCATGATCTTCGCTACGGGCGCAGAGACGGTCGCGGAGGCCGAGGAGGAGTTTACAATCGAAGCTGATCGGCTTGCATCGAGGCGAGAGTCAGCAATCAACCACATCGTCATCACGGAGGAATAATGTCAGGAGCCGTATCAGTAGGTGCTGCCGTCGGGTTAGGCGCTGCAGCGTTGGGAGGGACAGCGGCGCTCGCTGTCGGAGCAGGTCTCGGCGCAGCATCGTTATACAGTTCGTACCGCCAGGGCAAGGAGGCACAGAAGACGCAGGAGCAGGCCCTGCAGCAGCAGGAAGTGGCGCAGAAGCAAACAACCGCCACGGCAGCAGCTACAGCAGAGGCGAGCAAGCAGGCGGTGAGTCGGGCCAACGCCAAGAGCCCCGACATCGCATCAATCCTGTCGTCAGCATCACAGCTGTCAAGGGGAGGCGTGTCCGGCACTATGCTGACCGGCACTCAGGGCATCGATCCTACCGGTCTGTCTCTCGGCAAGAAAACTCTACTCGGGAGCTGACGCATGGCAGACAACACACAAGGGATGACGCACGACAAGCTCTACAGACGGTGGCAGGCGATGCAGACCGAGCGATCTTCCTGGTGGTCGCACTGGCAGGATATCACCACCAACATCATGCCGAGATCGGGCCGGTACTTCCGGCAGGACCGCGACAAGGGCAACAAGCGCTCGAATCTGATCTACGACAACACCGCGATAAAGGCGCACCGGACACTCGGAGCCGGTCTCATGGCAGGCGCTACGTCACCGGCAAGGCCATGGTTCCGACTCGCGACCAACGATCCGTCCCTGAACAGGAACCAGAACGTGAAGATCTGGATGGATGCCGTGACCAAGATCATCCTCGAGATTTTCGCCAAGAGCAACACGTACCGCAGCCTGCACGGCATCTATGAGGAGCTGGGCGCTTTCGGGACCGGAGGATCGATCATTCTTCCGGACTTCGATACGGTGATCCACCACTACCCTGTCACCATCGGGGAGTACTGCATCGCGCAGAACTTCAAGGGCCAGGTTGATACCTTATACCGGGAGTTCGAGAAGCCGGTCGGATCGATGGTCCGCGAGTTCGGCTACGACAACTGTTCACCGATGGTGCAGAACCAGTACGACAAGGGCGTCCTTGATACCTGGGTGCCGCTCATCCACGCCATCGAACCGCGAGAGGATCGGGACGTCCGCAAGAAGGACTCGAAGAACATGCCTTGGGCGAGTTACTACTTCGAGGTCGGCACTCGTCCGGACAAGTTTTTGCGCGTATCCGGATACAAGAAATTCCCTGCCGTCGTTCCCAGGTGGGACCTGAAGGGCGGCGACATCTACGGCAATAGCCCCGGCATGGAAGCCCTTGGTGACGTCAAGCAACTCCAGCAGGAGCAGCTCCGCAAGTCGCAGGGCATCGATTACCAGACGAAGCCTCCGCTCCAGGTGCCGACCAGCATGAAAAACCGCGACATCGACATCATGCCCGGCGGCATGACGTTCGTGGACGTCGCCGGTACAGCCACCCAGATCCAGAGCCTCTGGAACGTCAACCTCAACCTGCAGCACCTGCTCGCAGACATCCAGGACGTCCGTGGGCGCATCAGGGAAGCATTCTACGCCGACCTGTTCCTCATGCTCGCAAACTCGGTCGATTATCGCAAAACAGCCACCGAGGTCGCGGAGCTGCAGGAGGAGAAGCTGCTCATGCTTGGCCCAGTGCTCGAGCGACTCCAGAACGAACTCCACGAGCCGCTGGTGGAAATCGCGTTCACCGCCGCGCTCGAGGCAGGAATACTTCCTCAGCCTCCGGAAGAGCTCAACGGGATGGATCTCAATGTCGAGTTTGTCTCGATGCTGGCCCAGGCGCAGAGAGCAATCGGCACCAACAGTATCGACCGCTTCGTTATGTCACTCGGCACCATCGCGAATCTGAAGCCGGATGTGCTCGACAAGTTCAACCCGGACGAGTGGGTAGACCGCTACTCCGACATGCTTGGCATCGATCCCAACCTCATCGTCGCCGGCGAGCAGGTTGCCATCATCCGCAAGAGCCGGGCAGATGCTCGGGCCGCACAAGCCCAGAGCGAGGCGATGCAGGCGAACTCGCAGACTGTCAAGAACCTCGCCAGCGCCCCGACCGGCGGCGGTGGATCGAACGCACTGCAGGATATCATAAACCAGTACAGCGGATACGGATCCCCGTCCCCGGCGCAGGTGTAACCAAAACAGAGACCGACATGGCAGACCTTATCAACATGAAAATGGGCGCCGAAGAGCGCAGCGAGCAGAGACCAGTCGAACCGAAAGACAGTGCGCCGCAGTACCCTTGGGGCCTGCAGATCAGCCTCAACAACGACGACCTGGAGAAACTCGGCCTTACCGACATGCCGAAGGCGGGCAGCGCGGTAATGATCACCGCCAAGGCCGTCGTCGCCAGCGTCAGGACCTACAGCTCGGCAGATCTCGGCAAGAGCACGCTCATGGGCGACGAAGGCGAAAACGAGAACAGCATGGACCTGCAGATCACCGACATGCGTGTGAAGCGGGAAGGTGACCTCTATGATTAATCGCGTGGTAGCCATGAATTTTTATGGAATGAACTTTCCATCATGAGTCAGCACCACTACGAACCGGTAGACCTGCAGAGCCAGGAGGACGCACACGAAGAGCGTGTGGCCGATGTCGGCGTCAGCCAGGAGACCGAGGACGCCGACCTGAAGTGGCTGATGGGGTCGAGACGCGGTCGCAGGATCGTATGGAAGCTGCTCGAAGATGCTGGAGTGTTCCAGGACACATTCCACACCAACGCACTCATTATGGCCCGGCAGGCCGGATACAGGCTGTACGGGATGCAGTTGCTGCAGAGGATCAACCTGGTATGCCCGGAGATGTACCTGAAGATGGCAATCGAACAAAAGGACAAAACAAATGGAAGAGATCGACGCGCAGGCGCCCAAAAACCAAAATGAAGGCGGCGCACCAAACACAAATCCTGACCAGACGCTTCTCGGCGGTGAGCCGGTAGGCGACGGCGCAGGTCAGCAGACCTCTGATGATGGCCAGCAGCCCCAACCGGGTGACACCGGCAACGAGGGCAGCGATGGTGATGGACAGGAACAGCAGGGTGCTCCGGAACAGTACGACTTCAAAGCCCCGGAAGGCAGGTCGTTCAATCCGGAAGTGATCGGCGAGTTCGCGTCTGTCGCCAAAGAGCTGAACCTCTCACAGGATGCCGCGCAGAAGATGATCGACAAGATATCACCGAAACTTGAACAGAGTCAGGCCAAGCAGATCGCTGCTATCCGAGATGGGTGGAAACAGAGCACCATCACCGATGAGGAGATTGGCGGAGACAAACTGGCCCAAAACATCGGTATCGCGAAAGCGGCCCGAGACACGTTCGGAACACCTGCGCTGCGAGACCTGCTGGAGACGACCGGCCTCGGAAACCACCCGGAGATCATCCGGCTGTTTGCGAAAGTCGGCAGAGAAATGAGCGAGGACACGTACTCCGGAGGCCGGCCAGCCGGTGGCGACGGAAAGCGGTCCACCGCAGCAACACTTTACGACAACACAAAATAGTTGAATCATGCCTACTCTCCCTCTTGTTTCCGGCCGCAATACGCTGGTCGATGTGGCTAAGAGCTTCGGACCAGACGGCAAAGTCGCCAAGGTCGCCGAGCTCCTCAACCAGAGCAACGAGCTCATCAAGTATCTGTCATTCATCGAGTCGAACGGCGCGACGAGCCACAAGGGTATCGTCCGCATTGGTCTGCCGACGGTCAGCCTCCGCAAGTTCTACAAAGGCGTCTCGGTCGGCAAGTCCGGCAGGGCCACCATCGAGGACGTCTGCGCGATGGCAGAAGGCCGTAACGAGATCGACAAGGACCTCGCTGAGCTCAACGGTGACGTCGCTGCCTTCCGCCTCTCCGAGTCCATCGCCTTCGTCGAGTCGATGAACCAGACCATGCAGCAGCAGTTCCTGTATGGCGACACATCGGTCGACCCTGACGGCATCCTCGGCCTGGCTCCCCGTTATGCCAGCAAGAGCGCTACCAGCGGTGCCAACATCATCGACGCCGGCGGTACCGGGTCAGACAACACCTCGGTGTACCTGCTGGTCCTCGGCGAAAACACCGTCCACGGTCTCTATCCCAAGGGATCGAAAGCCGGTCTTGTCCATGAGGATCTTGGTATCATCGACGCATTCGATGACGCCAACAACCGGTTCCGCGCCTACTCTGAGCTCTGGACCTGGAAGTTCGGCCTGCACGTCAAGGACTGGAGGTACATCGTCCGTATCGCCAACATCGACATCAGCGACCTGGTCGGCCAGACCGGCACCCAGGCCGTGACCGCGGCAACCTGGATCAACAAGCTGATGATCAAGTCGCTGGCTCGCATCCCGTCGATGGGTATGGGCACCCCGGTGTTCCTCGCCAACCGTACCGTCAAGGAGATGCTATCCATCGGTGCTCTCGACAAGAGCCAGAATGCACTGAGCTTCACTGCTGCGCTCAACCAGCACGGCGCCGTCGCTCCGGGTTCTGTCGCCGGCAGCGGCACGGGCATCTCTGGCGGCCAGCTCCAGTTCATGGGCGTCCCGGTCCTGACCGTGGATAAGCTTCTTTCAACCGAATCTGTCGTGTCCTGACAGACGCGCTGATCAAATCCTAACGGAGATAATCATGGGTATGAATGACTACTACGGCAATCTCTCGAGCGCACAGGCCGTGACCTCGACCGGCGACACGGCGAGCTCGAACGTCTACGACAACGGCAGCGCCTACAAAGACATGGGGTTCACCGCTGACGAAGACCTGTGGCTGCACGCGGCAGTGTCGACCACCGCCACCTCCGGCGGGTCGGCCACCATCCAGGTCGTGCTGCAGGACTCTGCCGACAACAACTCTTTCGCTGATGTCGTGTCTGGTGCCGCTGTTGCTGTGGCAAACGCCGTCGCTGGTGCGAGCCTGCTCGACGTGAAGCTCCCGGTCGGTCTGCGCCGCTATGTGCGTGTCGCCTACCGCATCGGTACTGCCGCGCTGACTGCCGGCAACTTCAACAGCTACATCGACAACAAGATCCAGCGCAACGTCGCGAAGCCGTCCGGCTTCTCGGTGTCTTGAGGAGGTGACTGATGGCCAAGTACATCGCCACCGCAGCCGGATACTATGGTCAGTACAGGAACGAGGGGGACGTCTTTGACGGCCCCTCCGGCCTGAAGGGATCGTGGTTCGAACCGGTCATCGAAAAGAAGGCTGCCAAGCAGGCCGCTCCGGAACCACCGGCAGCGGCTCCTGCTGACAGCAAGGAGTAGCAGTACATGGGCTTGGCGGCAACGTCCGGCCCCTTTTTTTAATCGAAACGATTATTGCCATGCCTTCAGCGGTTGATATCTGCAACGTAGCTCTGGCGCACATCGGCGATATCGCCACCGTGTCCAGCATCGATCCGCCTGAAGGATCAGCACAGGCGCAGCACTGCGCTCGATTTTACCCTATCGCCCGTGACGCCGCGCTCGAGATGCACGCGTGGAACTTCTCCATGCGCCGTGTCGCGCTCGCTAAGGTCACCAACTCATGGACCGAATGGCTGTACGCCTACGCGGTGCCTTCTAATGCCAACAACATTATCTCGGTCATCCCGTCGGATGCGCTGGACGATTACAGCGAGACATTCCCTCCGACCTGGCCGAACTCACAGTTCCCATACGGCGCCCCATCACCGGCAGCGGTGGCCTATGTCCCGCAGCCGTACACCATAGAGATCGACGCAACCGGCACTCCTGTGCTTCTGACCAACCAGGAGGACGCAGTGCTTCGGTACACGGCATTCGTGACGGACACGACCACGTTCAGCCCGCTGTTCGTGACCACACTGACCTACCACTTGGCGTCCATGCTCGCTGGACCAGTCATCAAAGGGCAGGAAGGCCGCAAGGTGGCCGCAGAAATGGCAGCAATGGCAAAGTACTGGCTCGGTCGCGCAACGGCTTCTGACGCCACTCAGCGCAATGTCAAGGCGGTGCAGTCGGTGCCGTGGATGGCAGGGAGGTAACCGATGCAGACCCGTACCTATGAGCGGTCATTCGCCGGTGGTGAGATGTCGCCGGAAATGTTTGGACGTATCGACGACGCCAAGTTCCAGACCGGTGCCGCGACAATGCGAAACTTCATCGCCCTGCCGCATGGACCTGCAGCCAACCGACCCGGGTTCGCATACGTCAATACCGCCAAGGACTCAACCAAGCGTACCCGGCTGATCCCGTTTACCTATTCGACGACACAGACGATGGTCATCGAGATTGGGGCTGGATATATCAGATTCCACACGATGGGCGAGACGCTGATGAACGGCAGCGTTCCGTATGAGGTCGCCACACCATACGCCGAGGCCGACCTGTTCGACATCCACTACGTGCAGAGCGCAGACGTGCTGACGCTGGTGCATCAGAACTATCCACCGAAAGAACTGCGCCGGCTCGGAGCACTCAACTGGACGCTGACGGACATCTCGTTCTCGCCGACCATTTTGGCACCTTCATCGGTGACTGTAACTCCGACCATCCAGACGACCGGCGGAGAGATCAATATGTCCTACGTCGTCACCACGATGGCGACTGATGGGTTCACGGAATCGTCCGCCTCGAGCGTCGCGTCCTGCAACCAGAACATCTACGCCACCGGCAACTACAACACCATCTCCTGGTCAGGTGTCTCGGGAGCGCTCCGGTACTATGTGTACAAACTACAGGGCGGCATCTGCGGCTATATCGGCAACACCACCGGCACCAGCATCATTGACGACAACATCAACCCGGACATGGGCATCACCCCGCCCATCTATGACAGCGTGTTCAGCTCGTCGGGAAACTATCCGGGCAGCGTCAGCTACTTCGAGCAGCGCCGGTGCTTTGCCGGGACACTGAACGACCCGCAGAAGATCTGGATGACCAAGAGCGGCACCGAGGGGAACATGTCCTACTCGCTGCCCGTCAAGGACGACGACCGCATCGCGTTCCGCGTGGCTGCCCGTGAGGCCAACACCATCCGGCACATCGTCCCGCTGTCTCAGCTCGTCCTGCTGACCTCTGCAGCCGAGTGGAGGGTTACCTCGGTCAACTCAGACGCCATCACCCCAACCAGCGTCTCGGTCAAGCCGCAGAGTTATGTCGGAGCCAATAACGTCCAGCCGGAGATCGTCAACAACACGATGGTCTACGCGGCGGCCAGAGGCGGACACGTCCGTGAGCTCGGGTTCTCGTGGCAGGCTCAGGGCTTCGTTACCGGCGACCTGAGTCTTCGGGCGGCGCACCTGTTCGACGGCCTCGAGATCAGCGACATGGCTTACGCCAAGGCCCCATATCCGCTCATCTGGTTTGTCTCGTCGGCAGGCACACTGCTGAGTCTGACCTACATCCCTGAACAGGAGGTTGGTGCCTGGTGCCACCACGACACCGACGGAACGTTCGAGTCCTGCGCGGTGGTCTCCGAGGGCCTTGAGGACCATCTCTACGTCATCGTCCAGCGCACGGTCAACGGATCAAGCGTCCGGTACATCGAACGCATGGAGTCCCGCATGATCACCGACCTGGCGGACTGTTTCTTTGTCGACAGTGGAGCCACCTACAGCGGGACTTCCGCCACCACCATCAGCGGACTTGACTGGCTCGAGGGCAAGACGGTCAGCGTGCTGGCCGACGGAGCCGTGCATCCGCAGCGGGTCGTCACCAGCGGAGCGATCACCTTGCAGCAGTCGGCCTCGAAGGTGCAGGTCGGCCTGCCGTACCAGAGCGACATTCAGACGCTGCCGATGGCCATGCAGATCGATGGGTTCGGTCAAGGCAGGCCGAAGAACGTCAACCGGGTCTGGCTTCGAGTGTACCGCTCAAGCGGCATCTGGGCCGGTCCTGACGTGAGCAACCTGACCGAAGCCAAGCAGCGCACGACCGAGACCTACGGCACCCCGCCGAGCCTGAAGTCTGATGAGATCGAGGTGGCCGTCACCCCGTCATGGGGATCCGGTGGCCAGATCTTCGTCCGGCAGAGTGACCCATTACCGCTGACCATCGTCGGCATGACCCTTGAAGTAAGCGTAGGAGGCTGAAAATAATGGCATGGAGTGATAGTCTACATCTGAATACCGACATAGACCTTGGGCATTACGATTCAAGCTACGATCCAGGCATTGGGACTTCGTTTACCCCATCGTCGTCAGCCAATGGGATGTCGCAGTTCGGACTGATCACCTCGGTATTCGGCGGCATTAACGGCGCCATCGGATCGTATTTCCAGGCGCAGTCTCAGCAGTACCAGCTCAAGAGCCAGGCGATGACTCTGAGGTATCAAGCAGAGATGGACGAGATCAATGCTGGAGTCGCAGAGTTTGATGCGCAGGCGCAGCTTCTTGCCGGCCAGCGAGCCGCAGGCGCCACGACCATGAAGTACGGGCAGATCAAAGGTAGCGCCAGGGCGGCGATGGCTGCCAATGGCATACAGGCGGGCGAAGGATCGGCGGCCGAGGTGATCGCATCTACGGACTTGATGAAAGAGATCGATACGCTGACCATCAACGCCAACTCTGTCAGGGCCGCAGAAGCCATCCGGATGAAAAAAGTGAACTACCAGAACTCAGCAATGCTGTCAGGAGTCAGTGCCGACAACGCACTGGCGTCGGCCGAAACCGTCAGCCCGCTGTCAAGCGGTTTCAGTTCTTTATTGAATAGCGCAGGAACCGTTGCGAATTCATGGTACCGTGACCGGACTCTTGACGCATTAACCAGAGCGTATAAATCGTAACCAATGCCACAAGTACCCATACAGACCACACCGACCACACAGCTCGGCGTCGAGCAGATGCCGGCGTTTGCGGCACCGGAAGTCCGACCGATGCAGAACGGGGCTCCGCAGCAGATGCAGGAGGCGGGAAAGGCCATGATGTCTGCTGGCGTGGACGCGATGCGGATCGGACAGCGCATACAGGACGACATTGACGATGCGGCGGTGGCCAAAGGTATCAACGGACTGACCGAAGAGCTTTCAAACAGCACCATCGAGTATGGGCAGAAAAAAGGCGAGGCCGCTGTCAATGGACTTGGAGAGTTTGAAGACCATGTCAACAGCCTTGTTGAGCAGTATGTGGGCGGACTGGCCAATTCCACCCAGGAGAAACTGTTCCGCGCCAAGTCCGATATCCTTGCCAGAACCGCAAGGACAAACGCCTATGCTCACCGAGAAGACCAGTTGACCAAGGTTACCGAGGCATCCACAGACGCGGAGATCGACTCATGGACGAGGGCGGCCGCGATGGCAAGGAATCCTGATGATGTCACCAAGTTCCAGGCGGCCGCAGCAGTGTCGCTGGACAGGAAGGCCGTGCAGTTGGGCATCGCCAAGTACGACACCGACGGAAAAGAGACGTCGCTCTATCGCGAATTGTACCAGGAGAAAATCGGAGACAAACTGGGCGCAAGCAAGATATCGATGTTCCTGGCTGATGGAGACTACAAGGCTGCAGACGAGTATCTGCAGACCAACAAGGACGATATGAGCCTTCAGGTCTACACAAAACTGTATGATACCGTGACGACCGCAAGAGACGCGAAGGGCGGTATCGATATCGGGAACGCCGCTTTCGAGGGTGGCGCATACGATGGCGCCTCGTCGCAGCCGAAGACGCCTGCCGGAGCCAATCCACCGCATATGAAGTTCCGCAACAAAGATGAACTTGCCGGGTACGGGAACATGGCCCCCGAGTTCCGGACCGCAATGGAAAACGTGGCTGCCGAGTACTTCGCCAAAACAGGCAAGGAGCTGCAGGTAAACTACACGTTCCGCACCAAGGAGCACCAGGAGGACGTCTATGCAAGGTCGCAGAGAGACGGGTTCGTCGCGGCCAAACCTGGCGTCAGCCGTCACCAGACGCAGTACGATGGCGGCCAGCCAAGAGCCGTCGATATAGACGCCAGCCAGTCCAGGGAACTCGAAAAGCTCGGAATCCTGAAGGCGAACGGGCTCGAGAATCTTGGTCGCGTCGGCGATGTCGTACATGTGCAGTTTACTGACCGCAACCGTGGCAGGTGGGGCAAGCCGTCCGAGTCGCTTGATGAAGCTATCCGAAGGGTGAAGTCGCTCCACCTGTCGCCGGACATGGAAAAGTCGGCCCTTGCCCAGGTACACCATCGGTACGCGGAGCGAGAAGCCGTAAAAAACCAGGGCGAAAAGGACAACTGGGATCTGGCCAGCAGCATGATCCAAACCGGCAAGATGACGCCGCAGCAGTTTGCCGTTGCGTATCCTGCTGTCTGGAACTCAATCAAGACCGCCCGTCCTGATCAGGCTGCGGTGCTGCAGCAGGGGCGCGTCACCGGAGACGACACCGACACGATGGTCCGGTTGATCACGGACACGTCATGGCAAAACCCGACAAAGGTCGGTGAGCTGTGGCGGTCCGGCCTAATCAGCAGGGAGAAGTACATGTCCTATATGGCAGCGTTCTCAGAAGGCGGAAAGCTTTCGGATGACAAGATCCGGTCAGTGCAAGGATTTACTGATCAGTTCAACGCTGAACTGATTCGGAGTGGGTTTGGAAGCTATGTGGATGGCACAAAGATCAACAAGCAACAGAAGTCGCAGTTCATAGAGCTCAAGGCAGAGTTCGATGCTGCTGTCACAGAACAGCAGCGCGCCCAGAAGAAGCAGCTCGACTGGACGGATCAGCAGGCCGTGCTGCAGAGGATCCTGCGAAACAAGGTCGCTGTTGATGGATGGGGTGGGTCGGTGAAGCCAGTGTTCCAGCTGAAACAGGACGAGCTCGGAAAAGCCTACGTCATGTACGGAGACAAGAAGGTGTTTCTCTCCAGCATACCGGCAACAGACCGAGCGCAGATCATTGCTGCGCTTGCATCTCGCGGCAATTACTCCCCGTCGGAGACCGATATCGTCAGCTACTACATGCGAAACAAAAACAGAAAGAAGTAAATGGCAGACAACCCGTATCTGGATCTTGCACAGGAAGATGTTTCCGGCCGCCTTGTTCCCGGGCAAGCCCGCGACAACCCGTACATGGCCATCGCCAAGGAGGACGAGCAGCGGGACAACCAGCGGCTGATGCAGAACCTGGCGCAGGCTGCCAAGCAGAACCCAAACCAGGCAGGTGAGGCGCAGAGGATCTCGCAAAAGACCGGCATGCCGTCGGGGCTTGTGCAAACCGATCTCGACGAGATGAAGCGCCAGGCGTATCTGCAGGACGTCCAGCAGCGCCGTCTGGCCACGACCAACCCGATCCTCGCCAGACAGTTGCAGGACCCGGAGTTTGCAGCCATAGCTCATGACCAGATCGATCAGCTCTCCGGCATCGAAGGGATATTCCAGCGGTTGTCTGAGGTTCCGCACAATATCTCGACGCAGTTCATGGCAGGACGCCTACAGGCCGAGCAAGGCCTTCTTGGCTACGATAAGATGGCCGGGACGTTCGGAAAGGACCAGAAGCAGCGCCTGGATGCAGTCACCGAAGAGCTGCGAAAATCATATGCTGGCGACAAAACGCTTGAAGGGAATGTCGCATCGCTTGTCGGCCAGATGTCCTATACGCTTCCGGAGGTATGGACTTTCGCTGGGGCTACCGGTCTTGGGTTTGGTGCGATGGGCGCAATGGTTGGAGGCCCGTTGACCGAGGTCACCGGCCCCAGTGCGGCGGCTTTGGGCATGACCATAGGAGGCGCATACAAGTCGTCTGAGATGGCAATGAAGCAGGAGGCTGGAGGTGCGTACCTCGACATGATCCAGGAGGGAATCAATCCAAAAACCGCAACCTACGCTGCGACCGGTGTCGGGTTGATCAATGCGGCCCTTGAGGTACTATCGTTCGGAGTCGTGACGGCACCGTTCAGGAAGTACGCGGCACGAAAGATCGGGGTTGAGGTCGCCGAATCGCTTGCCAAGCCAACTATGAGGAGCGCATTGGTCGAGTTCGGGAAAAAGTACATTGAGGCAATTGGGTCAGAATCAGCGACCGAAGTGCTGCAGGAGATAAGCTCTATCGCTGGAGAGGAGATCGCAACGACCGTAGATGGTCTGAAGACGAAGATCAGTACGCCAGAAGGCCAGCAGGAACTGTTTGACCGACTCATCGAGATCGCAAGGAAGACCGCCGAGGGCATGTCGGTTGTTGGCATTGTAGGTCCGTCATTCAATCTGAGGCACGATTACAAGCGAGCCAAGGTCGCTGAAAGGCAAGCGGAGTTCTTCACCAACCTCAATCAGGCGGCAGACAACGAGATCGTCAAGCGAAACCCGGTCGCATATCAGCGGTTCCTGCAGGCGCAGGCAAACGGCGCCGCCGTCGAGAATGTCTACATCGATCCCGAGCAGTTCGTCAACGTACTCGGCCAGTCCCAGGTGACCCGCGAGCAGATCGATCAGGTGATCCCCGGCATCAGCGCACAGATCGACGAGGCCGTCGCGACCGGCAGCGACATCGTCATCCCGACCGGAGAGTATGGCACGAAGGTCGCCGGCACAGACCTGGGCAATGCCCTGCTCCCGCACGTCAAGCTGACGCCAGACGCATTCTCGATGGTGGAAGCCGAGGCGTTCCAGAAAGAGAAGGAGCAGATGCTGTCAGATGCCGCGGAACTGCTGAAGGAAAAGTCGGAGACCGAGCAGGCGTTTGTAGATAGCGCCAGAGAGGTCAAGGGGCTCATCGAAGAGGAGATCAAGGCGACCGGCATCTATCGCGACGATGAGGTCCGGACGATGGCTACGATGGCTCAGGCGATGTATGTCACCAAGGCGGCAGAGATGGGCATGACGCCAAAAGAGCTGTACGACAGGTTCAAGAACCCGGTCGTCCTTTCCGGCCAGCAGCCGGCAGGTGCGGTGATGTTGAGCCAGGAGCAGACCAAATCACAGGAATTTCTTGACAAGTTTCGCGGCAGCTTCGCTGTGAGTGAAGACGGAAGTCCGCTCGTGCTTTATCACGGAACGAACGCGCGATTGATCAAGCAGGCGGCAGAGCAAGGCAGGCGCGGAGGCGAGATAGGAGAAGCGTATCTGTCGGAGTCGCGTGATATGGCAGACGAGTACGCTGGGAATGAAGACGGCTCGGCGGTTACGGAGTATTATGGCGTGTTTAAAAACCCGCAGAACGGCGATGATGTCGTATACGAAGACACCTACGAAGAGGACTGGCCAACAGCCGCCAAGCAGTTACCGTATGAGGAGCTGAAAAAAAACATAGCCAGTCTTGTCAAGGGATCGTCGTCGCTTTCGGTCAACGGCCTTCGATCTCCTACGTACGCACAGATGGCTGCAGCGTTCCCGGAAGACTGGAGTGCGCTGTCAGACAAGTACGGCATCGACGGAATGGTTTATCGCGATAATGAAGGTCATGGCGTAACGTGGGTTGCGAGATCATCAGACCAGCTGATTGAGAGGCGCCCGACGTCCAGCAACAACATTATGGCGCAGTCGACGTCACGTATGTTCTCCGGCATGTCCGGTCACGCCCAGCAGCTCCCCGCGACCATCGACGTCGACGGCGTCCAGCGTCCGACAATGAACAGCAACGGCCGCCCGATTCACCC